AATGGAACAAACGTTATTCCTTAGGTGCGTTTATGAAGCGCAACGAAAGGAGTAAGGTTAGAAGATCAAAGTTTATTTCTTCCATTGGTTATAAAGCTTTTAAAACTTTATGGAGGAAGACTTTTGAGTGGGCCTCACTCCTAACTCCCACTTCTGCAGTGAGGATTAAGGATGAGGCTTTGCCTTATCAAAAATTTTTGGCAGATAAAGTGCGCACTGTGATTGGTTCACCAATCACACAGTACATACTTTCAACCATTTGGAACTATGAGCCGAACCATAGGTTCAAGTTCAAGGAGACTCCAATTAAAATTGGAATGCCCTTGAACGGTTACCAAATGGGTCAAATTTATATGCGTCATTCTCGGTGCCAGCACCATGTTGCTGGTGATATGACTGCTTTTGATTCGACTATTTCCTATGGTGTTAAAAATCTAATTGCTGCTGTGCGGAAAAGAGGTTTTGAAAACCATAAGGATTATGAGAGGTTGTGCCACTTGATAGATATTAATTATGATCAAGTGGAGCACCAACTGTTAAATACTACCTCAACTGGTAATATTTATCAGAAAGGAACAGGATTGACAACAGGGCATTCATCCACTTCAATGGATAATTCCCTGGGTTTGTTGATTCTTTACGTCATGGCTTGGAAGGAGTTAACTGGCTTGAGTGCCCGCGAATTCCTTTACTTTAATGAGTTATCAAACTTCGGTGATGACCACGTTTTGTCATATCTTTCAATTAAACCCGCCGGATGGAATTTCATAAATATCCAGAAGGTAATGAAAAGATGGGGCATCATTAACCGTAAGGAGGCAGAAGGCGATCTGTCAAAGATCCCCTTCCTATCCAAGTACTGTCGTAAGCCCACAGCAGAAGAAGTCAAACGTTTCCAACGTTTGGGTATTCAAGTGCCTGCTTATGTGGTTTACCATGATAAAGAGAGGCTTGTAGGCAAGATGCTCGCTCCAATAAGGAACTTGAACCCTACTTACAAGCTTAAAAGATTATTGTCTTACCTTGACCTTACCGCACACCATTATGATGTGTATTTGGGCATTGTTAAGACGATTAAGCGTTCTAAAAATATGCTGATGCAATTGGAATACCATAAAATGAAAATTCCAAGTTACGAGCAGATTTTAAAACGTTGGTATAACCCTCAGGAGGGCTTTAAAAACTTTGGTATTGACATAGA